TCGTATTAAGGCTGGATATCGTTCATTAGATGAAAAGACTATTGTTGGTATGGAAGATGAATACCAAAAGGTTCTTACTTCCTATAATGCACCAAAAGGTTTCTACGATCAAACAAGTGATTTCCAGACATTCCTACAAAACAACTACACAAATGTTGATGTAGCAAATGTATTCCAAGCATATAGAGATTTTGTGCAAACAACTGATCCGGGAATCCGTGGTCAACTTAAGAGTCTTTACGGCATTAATGATGACATGATCTCTGCCTACATGATTGATCCAGCAAGAGGTCAATCAATTCTTGAAGGTATTGCAGGTAAGAACCTCAATACAGCAGCAGCCCTGCTTGAAGGCTTAACCAAAGAGCAAGCAGATGTTGCACAGCAGTATGGTGCAGGATCACTTGCCTATGGAACCCAGAGACAGAAGTTCTCACAGGTTGCTAGAAACATTCAGCAGTATGGAGATCTTGCTTCAATCTATGGCGAAAACTTTGGAGCCAAAGAAGCTATCGCTGCCGAGTTCGGTGGAGATGTCGGAGCCACAGAAACCATGGGTAGATTAAGAGCTACAAACCTTGCACAATTCTCTGGAACAACCGGAGTTGGGCAGAGAGCATTAAGAACAAGAACCGTTTAATCGGTCGGGTGACTGGCAGTCATTCAGGTTCAAGACCTGAACACCCACTCCATCTCTAGAAATACCGGAGCTTGAGATGAGTATTAACCCGGCAGTTGGAGCCAAGTAGATTCCCCGATCTATTTGAGGCCAGCGACAAACATAGAAAAAGGGAGTAGGACAAATGTCCAATTACGAAGATGATGAGGAAGATTTCGAATTAGATTCGAATGATGCATTTTCTCAACTACGCAAAGCTAATAAGCAAAAAGAAAAGCAACTGAAAGAAATTCAGGTAGAGCTTTCCGAACTGCGTAAAGAAAAACGAGATAGAACCATCAAAGAAACCCTCACCTCTCGTGGTGTGAATCCGAAAATAGCGGCATTCATTCCACAGGACATCGACCTCACGGAGGAATCGTTGTCGACTTGGCTTTCTGAATACGGAGATGTTTTCGGAATCGAAAGTCAATCAACCAACCAAGCAAGCTCTAACTTGCCAGAAGGTTTCAAAGAAAATTACATGAAGGCTCAATCAACTATGGATGCCGGCATGACAGCCGACAGAGAAAAGTTGATTCAATCTCAAATGGATGAAGCTGCTGCCAAAGGCCCAGAAGCCTTAAAGCAGCTCTTTGCAGATCTTGGTAAGCAGGGCTATTAACCAAGAAATAAGGAGGTAGTGCCTAATGGCAACTACACAAATCTCTGGTCTTGGCAACCTCGTAGTCAATGCATATGACACATATGTTCGTGCTGCACTCCGCTCACTTCCTGTTATGCGTTCTGTTGCAGACCTACGACCAGTTTCAATGACCAACCCGGGTACATCTCTTAAGTTTGCAGTTTATGCTAACTTAACTGCTGCTACCACAGCTCTAACCGAAACATCCGATGTAACTCCAGTTGCATTGGCAAACCCATCTCAAGTAAGCGTAACTGTTACCGAATACGGTAATGCGGTTGAGCAAACTGAGAAGGTAAACTTTGCTGCATTCTCCGACATTGATACAATGATTGGTGATGCTATTGCATACAACGCTGCCGATACTCTCGACAAGCTTGTTGCAACCGTTCTCGTTGGTGGAACTGCTGTTAAGTACGGTGGAAGCCGTACCTCAACAGCAACCCTTACAGCATCTGATGTTCTTTCAACAACAATGCTTCGTAAGGCTCAGACCACACTTCTAGAGGCTTCAGCACAACCTCGTGTTGGAGATCTCTACACTCTGTTCATTCACCCACGCCAAGCTTTCGACCTTCGTGCCGAAACTGGATCAGGTGGATTCGTTGACATTCACAAGTACACAACTGAGAATGTTGGCAACCTATTGACTGGCACCATCGGTGTTCTTGAAGGATTCCAAGTTGTTCAGACAACTCGTGTACCTTCAGGTGCAGACGGTGCTTCATCTGCAACTGTCTACAAGGCTGTTGCAGTTGGTAAGGAAGCTCTTCTTGAGGCTAATGTCTATGATGTACAAACCGTCATTGCACCTCAAATCGACATCCTTCGCCGTAAGTCAGCACTTGGCTGGAAGTACTTTGGCGGATGGGGCATCTTCCGTGATGATGCCGTTGTTCGTTTGGAAACCGGTGCATCAGCTCTTTAATCTGAGCTAATTAGTTGAGGGGGTGGGGCAACCCACCCTCTCTCTACTAAAGGAGAAACATGGCAACTTATACTTTCTATCCACCGCAGGTAATGGAAGGTTTCCCACTACGAGACAAGTGGTGGAGAAGAGTCGTATCTCCAAGGGGTGTGGCAGTCCTAATAGATGGAGCTACAGTCACCACATCTCGGGCAGTAACAGAAGATGAGTTAAATGAATATCAGTATGTCTTTCTTGGCGGAAGAGAGCATGTCGTAACCGAAGCGGTTAAAGATGTTTTAGTGGGTCTAGGGTTTATAATTAAGACTCAAGGTGAAGCTGATGCCGCATCTGATGAAGCACATAATGGATTTTTAGTATTGAGGTCATAATGGCATGTAGGACAGGTTGCCCCACTCAGGATCATGCTAACTGGGGAGAATGCCTTAGAGATTCAGGATTACAAGTTAATACAGGAGATGCTAATAGCAGAAGGGTAATGTCTCAGAAGTCTTGGGATGCAGAACTCAATGCTTACAAGTCAGCGATAGACCAAGGCATTGAACCAGCAACAACTAATATGAAAGATATCCGAGGGGCTGTTGAGCTATCGAATATGGCTGGTAAAGCCTTCGATGCCAACACCAATAGTTTTAAGGACTGATAATGACTACCATCGTTGGAATCCAAGGTAAAGGCTGGGGCCTTATAGCAGCAGATTCCTTGATGGTTTCAGGTAGTCAAAAGTTTATAGCCAATGGCATGGATAAAGTCATTGAAAAAGGCGAGTATGTCTTTGCCTTTGCTGGCGATGCTATCGCCGGGGATATTGCCAACTTCTGTTGGATCCCACCAAAACTACCAAAAGTAGTTAATCTAGATAAGTTTATGATGACAGATTTAATGCCATCACTTAGACAGGCTTTTACCGACTATGGATACGATCCTTCTCCAAAGAAGGAAGATGGTATGCCTAACGAGGATGCAGGGTTTGATGCCTTAATATGTATCCGTGGAAAGATATATCAGATAGATAATGATTTCTCTTGGTGCAGAGATGATCGTGGAGTATATGCAGTTGGATCCGGTGGATCCTATGCACTTGGCTCTTTATCAAGAGCTAACATTTCCCCAACAAGCACCAAAGTTGCAGTAAATGAAGCAAAGAAAGCAATAGAGATTTCTGCCTCGTTTGATATAAACACAGGTGGGAAAACCAAAGTAATCACACAAAGGGGTAAGGATATGCCAAAGGTAGGAAAGAAAGAATATGCATATACCGCTAAAGGTATGGCAATGGCTAAGGCAGATGCTAAGAAGTCTGGTAAGAAAATGGTAATGAAGAAAGCAAAGAAGCGTGGCGGAAAAAAGAAGTAAGGCAGATCCTAGACTTAAGAGAGCAGGGGTATCTGGGTTTAATAAACCTAAGAGAACCCCTTCTCACCCTACCAAGTCTCATGTTGTCGTAGCCAAAGAAGGATCACAGGTTAAGACAATTAGGTTTGGTCAACAGGGTGTCACAGGTGATCGTCAACCAACTAAACGACAGAAGTCATTTAAGGCTCGTCATGCAAAAAATATTTCTAAAGGAAAGATGTCAGCCGCATACTGGGCAGATAAGGTGAAATGGTGAAAAAGAAAAAAGCATTCTGGGATACAAAAAACCCAAAGAAAAAATCTACGAAACTAACACCTGCACAGAAAACTCAGGCAAAAGCTAGAGCAAAAGCTGCTGGTCGCAAGTATCCAAACCTTGTAGATAACGCAGCAGTATTAAGGAAGAAGGGCAAGTAATGGCACTAGGCACTAATGGCAGTACCTTTACAGCAGAACTTAATCGTCTTGCTAATGGTGGTACTTATCCTGCTATACAGGATTATGTTGATGATGCAAAAGCAGCAAACACTTTTGCCGGCACAACCGGCCTTGATGTTGTTGGTGCCTTGAATGTCAAAGCTGGTAACACAAGACCCGACTATAAGGATCTTCGTGGTGTATGTAATCAATTAGGTGGCACAACTGATAAGGCTCCTGCTGCCGCCCTAAGAGCAAGGTCTACTTAATGTCAACTACTTTTGGTCAGCTTATAGATAAAGTAATGTCTAATATTCAAAGTGGTTCTGCTCAATTAGAGACAGCTACTTGGATAAATCAATCAGGTGGAATTACTGCTAATGCCACCTCATTTATAGTTAATGAAACTAATCAAATGGGTCGTGGTCTTATTGAAATTGGTGATGAACTTATCTATCTTGATAAGGTTGATAACCTTACTAAGACAGTAACAGTTACTCCATGGGGCAGAGGATTTCGTGGTACTACAGCAGCAACTGCTGCTAATAATGCAAAAGTAATTGTTGCACCTATTTATCCTAGAAGTCTTGTTAAGCAAACAATTAATGACACAATTCAAGCTTCTTACCCAGAACTATTTGCAGTAGGAACACACACTTTCTCCTTTAACTCTGCTGTAACTACTTACTCTCTTCCTGCTGCTATGGAATATGTTCTTGATGTAAAGTGGCAGACTATTGGATCAACTAAAGAATGGCTAAATGTAAGAAGATATAACACAGATAAAGTAGCCAACACAACATCATTTCCTAATGGTAAAACTATTAACATATTTGATTCTATTGATCCGGGTAGAACCGTTCAAATTACTTTTGCCAAAGCACCTACCATATTGACATCAGATAGTGATGTATATGAAACTGTTACTGGTTTCCCATCAAGTTCTGTTGATGCAATTATGTATGGAACCATAGCTCGTCTGCTTATGAATAGCGATGCAGCAAAGATTCCATTCCAAAGCGTAGAAGCGGATATGCTCGACCAGTCGAAGCCGGTCGGCTCAGGTGCTTCTACAGCTCGTTTTTATCTTGGTCTGTATACGCAGCGACTCCAACAAGAAGCTGCATCACTCCGAGATCTATACCCTCCCCGACTCCACTATAAGAGGTAACGAATGGCACAAACACGATACTACGCCTCTACGGCAAAGCAAGCCTCTCTATCATCTTCAATCGATGGTGTTGTTACATCGATTACTTTAGACTTAACGACAGGCTTTCCAACTAACTATCCTTACTCGTTAGTTATTGATCCAGATACTAACAAGGAAGAGATCATCACCGTTGGTTCCTCTGGTGGTGGAACTACTCTTAATGTTACTCGTGGAGAAGATGGAACTACCAATGTTGCCCACTCTGCTGGTGCAACTGTTCGTCACATTATTTCTGGTCGTGACTTCAATGAGTTCTCTGCACATATTGGTTCTTCTGGAACCCCGACTACATCTGGTATTCATGGCATTACTGGCAATGTTGTAGGTACTACAGATTCACAGACACTTTCAGCAAAAATTTTATCTGGTGCAGTTATTGCATCTGGTGGAATTGATTTTGAGGGTGCAACTACCGATGCTTTTAATACAACATTAACTGTTACTGATCCAACAGCAAACAGAACAATTACTCTTCCTGATGCCACAGGTACAGTAACCCTTGATGGGGTTGCATCTACCCTGACATCTAAAATCCTATCTAGTGCAACTCTTGGAACGGATCTTGCTGCTGGTGGATACAAGGTAACTGGTCTTGGTACACCTTCTGCCAATACAGATGCAGCAACTAAAGCTTATGTAGATACTCAAGTATCGGGCCTTGTCGATGCAGCTCCGGGTGCTTTAGATACCCTTAATGAGCTTGCTGCTGCTATCAATGATGATGCAAGCTTCTCAACCACAGTAACCAACAGTATTGCTACCAAGGTTTCTAAAGCCGGCGATTCAATGACCGGTGCCTTGTCAATGGGTAATAACAAGATTACTGATCTTGGAACCCCATCAGCATCTACTGATGCTGTTAATAAGTCATACATTGATACTCTATTTGGATCCACTTCTTCCGCAGCTACCTCGGCTACATCAGCCGCTAACTCTGCGATCGCAGCAGCTAGTTCTGCAACTGCTGCATCTACAAGTGCAACCTCAGCAGCTAACTCTGCTAGTGCAGCATCAACTTCTGCTACCTCGGCTTCTAACTCTGCGACCTCAGCAGCCAATAGTTTAACCTCGATTACAGGGTTGACTGGTGCCGGCATTGTCCGTGATATGGGATCCATTACAGATGCCGATACAACTACAACTACTTATATCAATATAGCCACGGTTGCAGCCAACGCTAATACCTCTGCTGCCAATGCAGCAACATCAGCAAGCTCTGCTAATACAAGTGCCACATCGGCTGCTACCTCAGCATCAAGTGCAAGCACCTCAGCATCAAGTGCATTGACCTCTGCTAACTCTGCTTCTTCTAGTGCAACTGCTGCTGCTACTTCTGCAAGTTCTGCTTCGACATCTGCAACAGCAGCAGCAAGTTCTGCAACCTCAGCAGCCACTAGCGAAACCAATGCTTCTAATAGTGCATCTGCTGCTTCTACATCAGCAACAAGTGCTTCTACATCAGCATCAAGTGCAGCAACTTCCGCTTCTTCTGCTGCTACAAGTGCAACAAGTGCAGCAAGTTCAGCAACATCTGCTGCAT